TTTAATTGATTTAACCGTACTATTGTAAACTACATTATTTCCTTCAGTTGCAGAAAGTTTTGTCCAAAGAGCATTTTCATTACCAAGTGTATCTGTAGAATATAACCAAACATCTGTATCATTAATATTTGTAGCATCAATATTAATTGCTTGATTAGAACTTGGAGTAGTAACATTAAAATTACCTACATCCATTACACCTTGTCTGAAATGCATAAAAAATCCAGTATTATTACTACCACTACCTTTACCGTCATCTCTATGAATCATAGACACTGCTCTACCGGCTAATGGTGGTTCTTCTATTATAGATGAATTTTCTGTTGTAGTTGATACTATTTCAAAATCAGCATTTCTACCATCTACATTTTTTGAATAATTAAAAACTGGAACTTCAAGTCCTATAGAATTAAATCTATATGTATTTGTAGGTATGCCATCTATTGTATCTTTTTTAGTAGGTTTTCCAAATTTTTCATTAATTGGTAATGCAGAATTTAAAACTTTTATAAATTGTTCATACCAATTAACATTACCAGGATCATTCCAAGTAACAGTTTGTCCTGACAAGTTTAAGTTATTACTATCTATTATATTTTCTGTAGTAGTAACTGTATCTATTTTAAGAATTCCATTTGCCGCTTGATTTCTTCTAACATTATAACTTAATAGTCTAGCTAATCTTAAAATTGATTCTCTACGTTCTGACAATTCTAAAAAGTTATCTCTTGCATTTAAATCTATTCTAAAAGCAATATTTTGACCTAAGAAAGCAATCATATCTATTAATGCAAGATACTCACTTGATTCTATATAATCGTTAAAATCTTCTGGATAATTTTGTCTTAAGTAATTAATAAGAGTTCTACGAATTGTATCAAAATCGTAACTTTTAAATTCTGCGTTTCTATAAGATTGATAAACTCTTTCCCAATCTTCTGTTAATAACAATCTATTTTGTCTATTTGTAGATGACATTATTTTCCTTTAGGTTTAGGTTTAACAACCGTATGAACTGTTCCATCGGTATGGGTTATTGTTGTAGTAATATAACTATCTGACGCTGTATATACAAAACTTGCTATCATTGTTTTATCCTGTTTTAAACGTATTTATTTGTGTTAGTTAACTGCTCAGTTAATTTATTAACCCAGCCTCCTCATCAAATTTCATCCTCATTGATTCTGTTATATTATAAGGAAGATAAGTTAAATCACACTCTACTTGTAGTCCACTTTCATATGATGTTACAACTACATCGTTAACTTGTACCCTTGGATCATAATTAACTATATCAGTAACATTTTTACCTATTGCTTCTTTTAAATCATCCGTTAGTGGTTCATGAAGTGCGTCCCAGATAATTGTCCCAAACTCTGGATTTTCTAATTTTTCTCCTTGACTAATATGAAAATGATTAATTATATCTTGCTTAATTAAAGCAATATCATGAAGTGTAAAACTAGTGTTATTTGGGTTAGCTGTACTAATTCCTTTATAAGATTTTTGAGTAGGCGGAACCTTATGTTTAGTATTAGACTTAACTTCAATTTGTTTATACAATGTTTTTTCTTTTGTGCTCATATAATTATTTAACCTCCAAATTATCCCGTGAATACATTAGGTGACCCTTGTGAAGTATCTGGCCCACAATGCGGTGGAATAGGACACAATGCGTCTGGTGAAGCTGAATCAGGTGCATTATGCACTACTAATTTATTATTGGCGAAAACAGCATTACTTGTTGCTGATAAAGATCCTCCACCATGACTGTTTGGATCACTATCAACTGATACTAATAAATTATTAGCAAATACAGTTGTATTACCTGCAACAGTTGTAGATGCTCCACAAACACGTGAATCTGTATCTCTATGTACTGGTATAGTCATAATATTAAGTCCTTGCGTTTTTAAATGTATCTGGTATAGGTGTAACTTCTAGATCATTTTTAACTGTTTCTGTTTTATCTCTATCTGTTAATGCACTTTTAAATGCTACAGGATTTAAATTTTCGTGTTGCGTCCAAGGTTCGTGTTGTGGTGAACGTTGTGCTAAAATAGGTAAATCTTCATGTCCAGGTAATTTATGCGTAGGAAGTTCTACAGCCTGTATGGCTATACCCGCCGCAGGACCATTCATATGAATTTCTGGTGCAGTCTCTAAATGATTACCACCTGAGTTAATATGTGATCCTCCTCCTGATGTAATTTTTGTTTCACCTGTTGAATTAACTTCTAAATTTCCTGTTGTTGTAATATATGTTCCTTCTCCTACTACAAGACTTGTTTTTGAAGCTGATTCAATTTGAATTTTTCCTTTTGTGTCTTTTTCAGCAGTAGTTTGTCCACTTGCTTTAATGTTTATATTTCCTCCTGCTTCCATAGTAATATCTCTATCTGCTGTTAAATTAAAATCATTTTTTGTATGAAAACTTATACTATCTTCTGCATACACATCTACTTTTCCATCAGAACTTAATTCTACCCAAGAAGTTCCTTTTGCATTGCCTATATAAATTAAATCTTCTGAATTATGAAATAAAAGTTGATGACCTGTTCTAGTTCTTAATCTAATTAATTCATTATGAGGTACATCTAATTCTCCTCCTCTTTCATCTAATTCTTTATTATAATATTCTGAAGGGCCTTCATTTGCTTTAGTTTTTCTAACAAATTTATCATCTCCATCATCCATTACAAAAGTACTTCCACCTAATCTTACGTGAGCTAAATCTGTATAAGCAGTAGTGTTTTTATCTATTGGTCCTGGAGTGCTAATTCCAAATACAGAAGAAGGAACTTCTCTTCTAGCACTACTTGTTGTTATTCCTCTTGTTTCGTCTGCTACTAATCCTTGAGTGTTTAAAACTGTTTGCAAATCTTCATTAACAGGTTTTTTTAAATTTACCATATTTGCTCTATTAGTTGTTTTAGTAGACCAACGAATTTTATTATGTTCTACAGCAGGTAATTTTGAATCAGAACTTATTGTTCCTGGAGGACCATCTAATTTTTTATCTAAATTAGAAGTTGCCGCATTTCCTGGCACCATAAAATTCATTAATTCTTGCTGAACACAACCAAACCAATATGCTTTGTTAATATGACCTTCAACAAATATAACCATAACAATATTTCCTATGTCGGGTGGAACAAACCACATTCCATAACTTTGTTGACTATATTTTTGACCTATATTATTAGAAACAGCATTAATAGATGTTGCACCATAAAAAGGATACAAATATTTTGCAGTTACTCTTTGACCTGTAGCTTGAGATGTATTTCCTGGTCCTATACTTTTTAATAATTCTACTTCAAGAGATCCATTATATTTAGGATCTAAAACATTTCTGACAATGGCCTCATACGGGCCCGGCTCTTGTTTTGGATTTATTTTCAGTGATGATCTTTTTGCTTCACTCATTTTACTTCTGGTTTTTCATCATTCCCCAATTCCAGGAATTATTTTTTAACTCTTTGTTTGGTGGCGTCCAATATGGGTATCCTTTTATTATAGCCGCTTTATTTTCATTATCTACTAATGGTATTGATTCTGTTTTTTTCTTTGTAGTATAAGATTTGTTACTAGATTTGTTACTTTGACCTGATTCGGGTTGATTATTAATTCTTAACATTGATAATATTTGTTTAAACATTCCTGAAACAAATTCATTTTTAACTTGCCATACTCTATACAATCCACTAAACTGCCCTATTTTTTCATTACCTTTAGCTTTTGCTTTTACAGTAGGAAACTTCATTTGGCCACCTTGTTCACTCATTTCATAATCATAAGGTGAATTAAAATTTAAAACGCACATTACTTGAGATCTTGTAAAATCAGCATTACCATCACCATCTATAAATGATGAAACTGTTCCTAAATCAGATGTTTTAACAGGTGCGGCAATGTAATTACCTAGCCCACCATTAGGCATCCAATAAGGATCTCCCATTATAGTTAAATCACAAGATACTAAATCAACATTACTATTAACAATTACATTATTATAATGTCTTGCAAGTCTTATAAAAGGATTTTCATCTTGTGTACCAGACCCTTCTTTAACACTTGTAGCAACACTTTTTTTACCTTCCGCTAATGTGAATGTTTGTCCGCCGTCACTTTGTTCTATATCTGGACCTTCATTAACAGTACCAGATTTACTTACTTCTGTTTGATCCAATGGAGACTGTCCTCTATCAGGCATACTTGGTTGATAAAATGCAAATTTAAATGAAAGATCAAAATCTAATACATCTAAGTTTTCACCTGTATAATAATAATCATACTTTTTTTTAGTCATAGATTTTAATTGATCAACATTATTAGCTAATTCTGTAGGCGACAAAAATAAATTATCCATTACTTTATATTTGATTATTGTATAAGCATATACCTTAGGATGAAATCCATAAGACCGTGAAATAGCAGAATCTTGTAATTGAAGAACTTTTGGTTGAATTCTAAACCAATCTATCATTCCATTTTTAACTGTATGACTAGTAAATTTTCTACCATATTCACTTAATAATATTACTTGTTCAATAATATGCGTAATTTTCGTACCTGCTTCAAAAGTAAAATTTTTCTCATCTGGATCAAATGTAATTTTATTTCTTCTATAGAGATGATTTTTTCTATCATAAAGATAAGTTTGTCCCTCAAAGTCTACTTCATTAAATTCTGCGTTGTTTGATTGATTGTTTTTAGGATCAGGCATTGTTCTTCCTAAAGCTTCATAAAAGGTTTCAGAAGTCACCATTTTAGCCGCTCCTATTTCATTACCATCATACCAAGACATTTCCATATCTCCGCCTGTATTCACCATTCGAACACCTTCAGTAAGACTATTAGTTAAAGATAAACGTCCACCAAAAATGGTTTGAAGTTGTTTATCTTCAGTTGCTGTTTTAGTTAAACCAGTAACATACTGACCTGTCATCTCCATATTCATCTTGTCAGATTTCCAAGTTGCTCTATCTACATTTTTAAAATCTGGTGCACTACCTCTACTAATTAATTGGTTATCTTCAGGAAACCATATAACATAATCATTTGGTTTTCTTTTTTTCATAAAATCGTCTGCAGTATCAACACCTTCTAGTATTGATTTTTTTCTTTGATTAGACATCCCCGCAAACGCTTGTTTTTTTCCTTTTCTTTCAGGTTTTGATTCTTCTCTTTTATTAAGTTGATTCATTAAACTATTTTCACCTGTTGATAAAACTTCATGAACTGTTTTACCTGTTAATGTAACATCATGTGGAACAGTCACTACTGCATCATCAAATCCTGCTTCATTCCATGGCACAGCCGTAATATCATATCTACTACCACCTGCATTAACATTAAAATCAGCAGAAGTAATTCTTATAGGAATTATTTTTCTTAAACCACTTACATCTCGAGACACATAGCCTCTCCAATCTTCAATATCTACAGGTTCATCTGATTCTTTAAGAACCGACTCAGGTACAAAATCTATTATAAGAGCATATGGAGAATTATAATGATTTGTATTTTTCTTCCCATCCTTATCATCTGCCGCCAATAATGCGCCTAAATGTAATACTTCTAAAAATTTACCCATACTATAAGGTTCTATTACTTTAAAATTTACGGCTGTCGCTTGTGTATGTCTATTTTTAGGACCTGGTGAAACAATTGAATCAACATGAACTTCATCAATAAAAAGTTCTAAAACAGTTCCATGTTGTTCATGAACTGCATTGGCAACTTTATTTCCACCGCCACCGGATTTTGCAATTACAAATTTTGGGGATTTTATTTTTAATGTTTCAGGAAAATTTACTTCAGTAAAATCTAAAGCCGCTAAAGTAAAAATTGTATTAACTGCTCTATATTTGTTAAGAACATTTTCTTCTGGACTAAACTCATCTCTCTGCTCTTTTTCTGATTTTTTTGCAAATCCAGGATTTAAAAATTTAGAATCTTCACCTTTTATACTTTTTGTTATATTAGGAGATAAATCGATTATCTTGATATCTCCTTGTTTTATATCACCTGTTTTATTTTCAATTTCGTTAATTCTATCTTTTGTTTTTTGCTTAAAGGTTCTTTTATCTATACCTTTTTTGGTTCTTATAGCACTCATTTTTATATTCCTAATAGTTCACGTATTTTAGGTCCTTGTGGAATATAAATTTCTACACCAGGTTCTAAATCAAATACAGGATCTTTTAATACGTCCATATTTCTTTGAGCAAATATCCACCATAATTTAGGATCATTATAAAGGTCATAAGCTAACAAATCTGGTCTATGATTATATTGAGGTTCTACTGTATATAAAAAATCATCACCACTTTCAGGAACAGGTCTTATCTTAAAATAACCAAGACGAGTTGATCCTATAGTTGTGTTGTGCCAAGGACTAGATTTTGCATAACGTAAAGTTGCCATAATTAAATAAATCCTGTATCTCCCTTTCCATAATCTCCCTTAATAAATTTCTTCATATCAAATGTAGAAACATCTCGTCTGCTGTATTGTGGAACAACTGATACTGTTAATAAACTTGTTGTAGGTGCCCAAGCTGATTCACTTCCTGGCACTCCATAAGCTTCTGTTTCATAATCAAATCCTCCCGGCACCGCTGTTCCTCCTAATGGAGTAAAACCAGTACTAATATAATCTACATCTTGAGGCATATCAAATTGAAAACTTGTAACTACAACAGGAACATTTTTAAAAACATAATCGCCATATCCATTAAATTTTACTACTGGAGGCGGTTCACCTGCTCCTGGTCCTTTTCCATAATTCATTTTTGTTACAGTTCTCAAATAATGAATACAAGCTATCCAATATCTAGCTTCTAAAGAATTTTGTACAGGAAAATTTGCAGTAATTGTAATTTGTCCAACTTGACTATTTTGATAAGCCCAAAAAGGATAATTTGTATGAACAGGATGTAATGAATTATAATTTGCTTCTTGTGAAACAAGTACTGTTGGATTTGTAGGAAATACCAAACCGTTTGTATCTATTAAAGGCCCCATAATATCATTTTTATTAAACATAGATTTAATTTGTTCTGGTAAACCTAATTTTACTCGCCAATCTTGTTCTCCTGCTGGAAAAACAGTTCTGGCAGACGTTACCTTTTTAATATAAGGTATTCCATCAAAGATTTGAGCAATCATTGAATTGGATGTTCGTTTAATTTTTCCAACGAAATTAGATGCTCCGTCTAGAACGCCATCCGCAAGGGATGACACTGATTTTTTCAAATTAGATCCTTCGTTAAATCCTTTAACGTAGGCTTCCATATCTTTAAATTTGTCGGGTTTGAATGCCATACCATAATACTCCTATGCAAATATTTAGTTGACAAAATTAAGTGCTCTGTTTATAATGTAGACTAATTACTATGCCCCCAATGAAAAAAGTAAATTATCTAAATAATAAGGATTTGTTGTTAGAAATACACAGATCCAAGGTCAGTTATTGCAGTTTTCCTGGTGAAGACGACTCCCAATACGACTTAATAGTACCAAATATAGAGAAAATTAACGTAAGAACTGTAGCTCAAGCTAAACGTAATCAAGCTAAAAGAATATGCCAACAAGAGTATGAAAAACAAAAGAAGCTTAATCCTAAAATAAGATATAGTGATTGTGAAATAAGTTATCAAAAAATTCCTAAAAATGATTTAGTATTCAGAGTTATGACATACGATCATATTCCAGATGAACCCGGACGTAGAAGAAATCCAAGAAGTATTGCTGACCGTAAAATTAAAGTAAATTTTCCACCATTCCAACATTGGAAATTTAATAAAGCAGGAAATTTAGTATGTGTAGGAAAGAGTCATTGGGAAGGTGGATTGCATAATGGTAAATTTAATAAAGACAATGGCAAAGTTACTACAAGGTTAGCTCAAATGTGGATGAAACTTTGTGAACGTTATTCTACCAGAAGTAATGTTAGAGGCTACACTTATAATGATGAAATGCAAGGACAAGCTATATTACAATTAGCTCAAATTGGTTTACAATTTGATGAATCAAAATCTAATAACCCTTTTGCATACTATACAGCGGCAGTTACAAATTCATTTGTTCGAATTATTAATATCGAAAAACGAAATCAAAACATTAGAGATGACATATTGGAAATGAATGATATGATGCCTAGTAGTACTAGACAAGCCCAGGCTTCCAATACAGCACCCGGAACACCACCTCAACCAACTCCTACAAAGAAACCGGTTAAGAAAAAAACACGTTAAGGTTGACATAAAAATAAATTTAGTTTAAACTAAAGAGCAAACTAAAATACAGGAGATATGACTTGTTTAAAAAATTAGCAGTATTCACGGACATTCATTTTGGACTAAAATCAAATTCAAAAATTCATAATAACGATTGCGAAGAATTCATAGATTGGTATATAGAACAAGCCAAAGAACGAGGTTGTGAAACAGGAATGTTTTGTGGTGATTGGCATCATAATAGAAATTCATTAAATTTAACAACTATGGATGCTTCTTTAAGAAGTTTAGAAAAATTAGGTAAGGCATTTGAAAATTTTTATTTTTTCCCAGGTAATCACGATTTATATTTTAAGGACAAACGAGATATTCATTCTGTAGAATTTGGAAAATTTATTCCGGGTATTACTATTGTTAATGAAGTGACAACTATAGGAGAGGTAACTATGGTTCCATGGATGATAGGTGATGAATGGAAAAAAGTAACCAAAATAAAAGCCAAATATATGTTTGGACATTTTGAGTTACCACATTTCTTAATGAACGCTATGATAGAAATGCCAGATACTGGAGAATTAATGCCTGCTAATTTTAAAAATCAAGAGTATGTATTTTCTGGACACTTTCATAAAAGACAAACAGCTAAAAATATAACTTATATTGGTAATGCTATGCCACACAATTACGCAGATGTTGATGACAATGAAAGAGGAATGATGTTTTTAGAATGGGGCAAAGAACCTGAATATATTAATTGGTGGAACTGTCCAAAATATAAAAATGTTAAATTAAGTGAATTACTAGATAAAACAAAAGAAATAATGAAACCAAAAATGCATTTAAGAGTAACTTTGGATGTAGATATTAGTTATGAAGAAGCAAGTTTTATTAAAGAAAATTTCATGAAGGAGTATAATTGTAGAGAAATTGTATTAATACCTAGTAAGAAAGATGAAGAAATTCACACAGATTTGGATGTTACAAAATTTGAATCTGTGGATCAAATTGTTTCAAAAGAAATAGAAGCAATTGATTCTGACAACTACGATAAAAAAGTATTGTTGTCAATTTATAGAGACTTGTAATGATTAAAATTAATAACCTGACAGTAAAAAATTTCATGAGCGTGGGACAACAAACCCAAGCAATAAATTTCCAACAACAATTACTAACATTAGTATTAGGAGAAAATCTTGATATGGGTGGTGATGACGCTGGAAGTAGAAATGGTACAGGTAAAACAACCATTATAAATGCTTTAAGTTATGCATTATTTGGTGAAGCATTAACCAAAATTAAAAGAGATAATTTAGTTAACAAAACCAATAATAAAAATATGATGGTTACAATAACTTTTGAAAAAGCATCTACAAAATATAGAATAGAACGTGGACGAAAACCAAACATATTGAAGTATTATGTAAATGATACAGAACAAGAAATGTCTGAAGATGCACAAGGAGACAGCAGAAAAACACAAGAAGATATAAGTCGTATGTTAGGTATAAGTTCTAGGATGTTTAAACATATTGTTGCTTTAAACACTTATACACAACCTTTTTTAAGTTTACATCATACAGAACAACAGGATATAATTGAACAATTATTGGGTATAACATTATTATCTGAAAAGGCGGCAATACTTAAAGAAAAAATTAAAGGAATGAAAGAAGAAATTGCATTAGAAACTGCAAGATTAGAACAAATTAAAATTAGCAATGATAGAATTGAAGAAACAATCGTATCACTTACAAATAAATCAAAAGCATGGGAAACACAAAAACAAGTAGATTTAAAAGATATGCAAGACACTATTAAAAAATTAGAATCTGTAAACATTGATAAAGAATTAAAATTACATAAAGAATTAGAATCTTGGAATAAACTTAATGATAAAATAATGCAATTACAAACAGATGTAGAAAATTATGAATCCACAATTGAACAATCCGACAAAGTTGCAAAGAAAATAGATATAGATTTAGAAGGTTTACATAAAGAAGCTATATGTTATGCTTGTGGTCAAGATTTACCAATAGACAAAATAAGAGGTATGCAAAGAACATTAGAAGAAGAATATGGCGAAGCAAATAGTTATGTTATAGATTTAAGTATAAAATTAAGTAAAGTTGAAAATGAAATAGGAAAATTAGGAAAACTTGGAACTAAACCTGAAACATTTTATGATACAGTTACAGATGCATATGAACATAAAAACCATTTAGATAATTTAAAATCAAATCTTAAAACAAAATATTTAGATGAAAATCCTTACACTGACCAAGTTGATGAACTTAAAAATCAAGCAGTACAAGAAATTAAATGGGATAATGTTAATACAATGCAAACACTAAAAGAACACCAAGAGTTTTTAATGAAGTTATTAACTAACAAAGACAGTTTTATTAGAAAGAAAATTATAGATCAAAATTTAGGATTCCTTAATAGTAGATTAATGAAATATTTGGATCAATTAGGTTTACCTCATATTGTTACATTTAAAAATGATTTAACTGTAGAAATAACACAATTAGGACAAGATTTAGACTTTGATAATTTAAGTAGAGGTGAAAGAAACAGATTAATACTAGGATTAAGTTTTGCATTTAGAGATGTTTGGGAAAATTTATATCAACAAATTAATTTATTGTTTATAGATGAATTAATAGATAGTGGTATGGATGTAGCTGGAGTAGAAAGTTCTTTAGCAATTCTTAAAAAGATGAGTAGAGAAAGAAGTAAAAACATATTCCTTATAAGTCACAAAGATGAATTAATAGGACGTGTGAATAATGTACTTAAAGTAGTAAAAGAAAATGGATTTACGTCATACGCTAACGATATGGAGGTTTATGAGCCAACTGGAAGATGATACGCACGACAAACTAACTAAAGCATACTTAGATTACTTTAAAGCTAATGAGTTGTTTGCTAAAAAGAAAAGTAAAATTCCAAAAATAGATGCCAGAAGAGCACTTGGAAAGATACGTATATTAGCAAGGAAACGAAGAAAAGAACTTCATGATGAATATATAAAAGCAAAAAAAGATAGGAAGTTATTAAAAACAATTAACAATGGCAAGCAAGAGTAAAAATAAAGGAAAAGGATTTGAAAGAGAAATGGCAAATTTCTTGTCTGATTTATATCAGCTGTCTTTCATCCGGGTACCGGCAAGTGGTGCGTTCGTTGGCGGAGCCAACGCGGTCCGTAAGGACATTTTGTCCGAAGGACAAATCCGCGGAGCGAAAAGCGACATAATACCTCCTGACACGTGGAATCATTTCAATATGGAATGTAAAAACTATTCAGAATTTCCTTTTCATCAGCTTGTATGGAATAAACCTGTTCTTAAACTAGATGAATGGTTAGAACAAACATTAGATTCAGCACAAGATAAAGATTTCAACATCCTAGCAATGAAATTCAACCGTAAAGGTAGGTATGTGTGCTTCGAAACCAAATTGACGGCACCAGAACGTCAGGTTAGGTTAACTATGGGTAGTCATGTTCTTTATACTCATAATAAATCTAATACACACTGGGTTTTTACAGAATTTGATTCCTTTTGGCAACTTAATAAATCACAGGTTGCACAATTATCAACTCAAGGCATATAACCAAAATAACAATATAGCAACTCCGTTTAATCGAGGGAGCTCGATTCATCTTGAAGCCGCCAATTTGTGCGGTTAGATTCTGATGTGTTGCACATTACATAAAGAAGGTGCTCTGTGAAAAAGATACAACACCAAGATTATTAGTTTGATTTGTGTAGAATTAATAATCTCCCGTAACTATAGAAGTTCTGAGTAGGGGGTTAGCGGGTTACCGCCTCCGTAAAAAATCTCTTTGCACGAAATGGCAGGCTCATCTCGCATGATGACTGTGCTTCTCCCGTTTTGGGAGAAGTATGGTTGAACTATCTGCATGATGCAAGTTACTTCGTAACAAATTAATAGGATAAACAGTGGGTCGAAGACCAACTTGAATGAACGAAGTTCATTCACTATACATTAGGATCAAATACTTTTGTTTCTTTCCACAGTGCTCGATCAGGATCACAACTCTGAGTGTGGTTTAAAAGTGTTGTAGGCCAACTTCTTATTTCAAATTCTTTTAATACTGTATTGCTGTATACGTGCAATATGTCTGGACTCATCTTTAATATTTTTTTAACGTTAGTTTTGTGCGGTTCGCTTTTGTATGTTTGGATTGTTGTAACTTTTTGTATATGTGAAAAATCTCGTGCCCATTTGTCTCCCCTTAACCATGTAATATCTCCTGTGTCTCGCGACACGATCCGAATTTCTTCGGCGCGGGGGCGCCAGTCTATATGTTTGAATCCCATCTCATGAAGTCTATCGTAAGTTTTAGAACCTACGCATATAACCTTTTGATCGAACAACGGCTCAAGAGAATACTTGTAGTGCTCGATGGCTTTGATGTGAGTTATTAACAAGGCTTGTTTTTTTGCTTCTTTGTGGTCCACTGTCGTGGACTTTAAGCAAGGCAACCAGGAGTCGTCTTGATGCACCCAGTCGGGCTTGTTAATTTGTGTGTAAATTTCCATTACAGGCATATTTAGAACGGTATCCTCACAGAATTAAGTATTCATATAATGTTATAGGTATCAAAATTGTGGATTAAAAGAATGGTAAACCTGATTTTTTAGTCGTATCAAGGTTTTCTTTCACTATTGTGGACATAATTTCGCGATCTTCGTAGGTTGTATTAAATGCTTCATCCAAAGTTAATCCGCCACGCATATACCAAGCTAATCTCATGATATCTGCTTTAAGCTGTTTGCTCTCACTATCTAGGACCTTCACCTCCTGTAAAATTTCAGGGAGAGTTTTTGTCAAGATCCTTATGCGAAAAAATTTGAACTATCAAAAGTTATTGGAACGTCAAATTCTTTAGGTGCACCTTTAGCCTGTTCTTCTTCAGTTGTTGTAGCTTTTAAAGGTTTAATGGCAAATTCATCACGTTGTTTTGTAATGTGATCTAAAATTACTTGATAGAATTCTTTTTCTGCTTTATTAATGAATTCATTAATCATTTTAGAATCAGTAACAGTTTCTCCATCAACTTTAATACTAATAATACTACCTGCAACCATATCGACAGTTAATTGTGTTAATCTAATAAAACTTTTGCTAAACAGATCCATTTTTTGTTCGTCTGGTATAGTTTTATCATTTACTAAACCATAGATTTTTTGTTCTTCAAAAGTTTTAAGAGCGTTTTTAGTAAACTCTGAATAAGATAAAGGTTTTACTTTTATTTCCATATTGCCATGGAAAACTGTATCGTTATATTTTGCAACAATAAGTTTATCAAGTAAAATTCTTAAATCAACTTCCATATCTCTATCAGCTCCTGTTTCAGGAACTTTAACACTAATAGTCATTTGTTCACCATATGTTGCTAATCTAATACCTATTAATATTGCATCCATATCAATACTTGGCATTGACCATGGATCTTTAATATTAGGTACACAACTCTTAATAACTTCAACTGTGGCTTGACCATTAATTAATGCATCAGGCGTTTTGAATGTGAGCTCATCTTTTGCTGTCATTGGATATACAGGTACTTCACCGTTTTCAGGTAAATCTAACGTGCCTTCGGGATAAAACGTACCTCCACTAGGTAATTTTAGATAAATTTTAGGTTGTCTAAAATACTTTTCTAAAGGATTAGATTTAGCACTCGTTGTTTTTTTTGGCATATTTTCTCCGTATAAATATTACTCTATATATTGATATATGGTAATATACGCATATATTTATGAGAGCAATTAACTAGGGTTTTAATAATGGCAGAAGGATTTATAATAAAAGGACAGGATCTAGTAGAAGCCGGTATAGCTACCAATAGTAGAGATATCCGGATCGAAACCACATCTCGACTGCCAAAAGGTGGAAGAGATGCCACATTAGCCAACATACAAAAAGAAAATAAAGCGAGAGAAAAAAGCATTTCGCTAGAAGATAAAAAATTTAAAAAACAACTAAAAACTCTTGAAGGTACTGAAAAAGTAAATGCTATACTAGAGTTTTATGGGCGTAGACACTCAACTACAATTCAAGTTGTAAAAGCATTTGGTTCAAGCATATTAGATTCAAGAACCCAAATAGATACTTTTGGAGCAATAGTAGAATCAGCAACAAGTAATTTAGGTGCTTTAGGCAGAACTTTAGGACAAGCATTTAATCAACTAACTATAGAAATTCATAAACAAATAGAAACATTCCGTAACCTATCTGAAGCAGGGGTACAATTCTCTGGAGGATTGTTTGAATATAGAAGAATGGCAATAGATGCCGGTGTAAGTTTAGAGATGTTCCAAAATGCAGTTAGTGGTGCATCAGAATCTATTGCAAATTTTGGTGGATCAGTTTATGTTGGTACAAAAAGATTTTCTGAAATTAGCGGAATGATTCAAAGAGATTTTGGACCATCAATGGCTAGATTAGGTATTCGGTTTGAGGAACAATTAGAATATTGGGGAGATTATTTAGACATTCAAGTAAAATTAGGTAGAGCTCAAACAATGAGTAACCAAGAATTACAATTAGGTACTCAAAATTATATTATGCAATTAGATCAACTAGCCACATTAACAGGTAAACAAAGAAAAGAAATTGCTCAAGCTATGCAATCTGCGGCGGCAGATAGATCCATCGCTGGTATATTCCAAGCCTTGGAGGCAGGTGCAAACGAAAACCTAAGAGGTATAATAGGTGCATTAGAAGGAATCACAGATACTGAAATGAAAGGTGGTTTAAAAGATTTAATTGCTACAGGCGGTATACCAATGACCGAATTTGGAAAATCTTTAATGCTATTGAATCCTGAATTAGGAGTAATGGCTAAAAGAGCTAGAGATGGAGAAATAGGAGTACATGAATTTTCTGCCGCGATAAGACAAACAGCCAATTTAGCAATGGCACGTGGTGATGCTGAATTAAGATTAACACCTATCTTGGCTCAACAAGGTAATACAGTTTTATCTGCTGTAACTCAAATGCGTAGACATACTAAATTTGGTGAAAAATTAACTGAAGCAGATGCAGAAAGATTACAAATGATTCAAGAGAATAATAAAGCTGTACAAGGTTTACAAGGTTCTTTCCAAAGATTAGCGAATGCTTTATTGAATTTATTAGAAGGACCGATAAAAGCAGTAACATTTGTCATTGATGCAATGGCGGCTGGTTTAGAAAAACTTACTAGAGGAGGATCAGGATTAGGAGCATTAGCGGCTGGAGTTATTGGAGTAATTGGTGCGTTTGCGGCATTAAGAGTGGCATCATTTGCATTAAGAGGTGCATTTGGATTAATGGGTAAAATGCTCCCGATGGCTGGTGGTGCTGGTGGCAAGATGAAGGCGGTGGGCAAAGTCGCTGGAGGTTTAGGTAGTGTAGCGGCACTTAAAGGTGGAGCTATTGTTGGAGGAATAATGGCATTAGTTGGTGCTGGTGCTGGTCTTGGTTTGTATGCGGCTGGAAAAGGTTTAGGAGTAGTAGCTGAAAGTTTAGAAAGAGTTGTAACTGTTGATCATAACAAATTTAATTCGCTAGTAGAGAGTATCAAAGTATTATCTAATACAGATTTTAATGCCAATTTTGGACAATTTTCAAGCAATATGACAACGTTTGCATCTACTATGAGAGAAGTAACAAAAGAACTTGACACAGCTCCACTTATAGAGTATACTAAAAACTTAACGGACCTAAATGCCCAAACTTTGGTAGTTAATAAAAATCTTGCAACTACAACAGCAGGCGCCGGGAAGGTTACAGGAGATAAGCTAGATACGTTAAATAGTACTATGAGCGAGATCTTAATGGTATTGACAACCAATACGAATTATGCTAGAATAATTTCAAAAAAGGATTTTGAAGGCAATTTAATGAAAACGGTTTAATATATGAGTTGGAAAAAATATTTTACGCAAGTACCAGTTAGAAATAATCAAACAGGACAGTT